TCTCAAAAACTAAATACCAGAGTGCCTTCTGCAAGTCATCTTGTTCGGAGGCACTTTTCTTTTTGCCAGCACGTCCTATGTACTTGATAATATTACCTAAACAGAAGTCTAAGTCCCAGTCAACTATTACATCTAGTGGCTGAATATTACTCTTGCGGTAGTGTTCTATCTGTTCATACGACATAATGGGATTATACACTGGTAAAGGTGCTAACTACAATTGACAGATAAGCGTAAGATGTTCCTTCAGAAGGGTGGGTTGGAAATCACTGACCCTATTACTGAAACGGATGGAGTCCGCTACAAGAACCGTAACGGCACATTAATTAGGTGTTGTGATGCAGAGGTTGGGCAAGGTTCTAAAACGTGGAAGTGTCGAAACATTGCAGTCAAGGGGAGTGCATTTTGTATAAAGCACGGCGGAGTACCGAAACCAGCCAATACCAATTCGTTATTATTCAACACAGGTCTTCAAAGTAGCAACCAAGGTAGATTCCGTAATGTTGGTAAGAAGATGCTTGACCGCATCGACAAGCTTAGGGAAGACCCTGAACTTTGGTCATTGCGAGATGACACTGCATACATCACTGCTCTTCTTGATATTAGAGCAGAAGCAGCTGCTGAAGGTGTTAGTCTTGACCAATACAAAAAGATTCAAGAGATGTATAAGTCTTGTGCTGACCATAAATATCAAGAGGACTTTTGGGATTTATTTGATGAGTTAGGTAAGGCTATTAGTCATACGTTAAGTGAGTTTGCTGCATCAAAGGATGTACTTGAACTCATTGAACGACGTACTGATATTGTGGAAACAGAACAACGGTTGATGCATCAAAAGGCATATACTCTTGAAGTAGACCAAGCATTCAGTCTTGTCATGCAGATTGTGAACGTTATTAATCGCACTGTAAGTAACTCTGATGAGAGGCAAGGAATCAAGGCTGGCATTGGCAAACTGTTGACTGTTTATAAGCAGTCATATGAAGAAGAAATTATAGATGCCGAGGTAATAGATGGCGCAGCAGAAGAGTCAGGTGAATACCAAGATAACTCCCAAGGCACTGAGGAAGTTCATCCGACCGAATAAGCCGTTATCTGTCGCATTGCTTGAAGCGATGCAAGAGAAGTTTGATGAAGTGATTGATGGAAGTGGCTTTGATTCAAGGGCATATGCTATTGATGGTTCGGAACTTGAGTATCAGAAGTGGTTACGTAAGTTTGCTCCTCATGCTGCATCTGCACCATTAGCAAGGCATCACATTCGTGCGTGGGAATGGGCTGAAGGCATAGAGGCTGGTAATCCGCCTCCTGCTCTTATTGAGTGCTGGTTTCGTGGTGGTGGTAAGTCTACTACTATGGAGCTTATCTCTAGCCGTATTGCAGTCAAGGCTACACGCAGATTCCTTCTATATGTGTGTTCAACCCAAGATGCCGCTAACCGTCACGTTGCAGATATAGCGAATACGATGGAGAAGTGTGGCATTGAGAGAGCCATCAATAAGTATGGATACTCTAGGGGTTGGAATGCTGAAAAACTACGTACTGCCAACGGGTTCAATATCTTAGCGTTTGGATTAGACACTGGCGCACGTGGTGTAAAGTTAGACAACCTTCGTCCTGACATGATTATCTTGGACGATATTGATGAGCTTGATGACTCCGTCAATCGTGTTGAGAAGAAGATTCAGACTATCACCCAGACTATTCTCCCAGCGAAGAGTACCGATTGTGCGATTGTTTTTGTACAGAATAAAATTCACGCTAACTCAGTAATGAGTCGGGTATTAAATGGTGAGTTAGATATGTTACAAAACAGAATCCAATCACCTATTGTTCCTGCCATTGAGAACCTAGAGTACATACCTATTGAAAAAGAAGACGGTCGTACTGGTTACAAGATTAAAAGTGGTGAGGCTAACTGGGACCACAAGTCTCTTGAGGTTTGCCAAAGAGAGATAGATGATTTTGGTATCATCGCATTCTTGCGTGAGTGCCAGCATGAAGTTGGTGTTGGTGGTAAGTTCTTCGGTGACTTTAGGGAATATGGTCCAGACGGAGAGCCTTGGCACGTAGTCGATTCTGTTGATACTCAGCCTTGGTGGAGATTCTGGGCAAGTCACGACTTTGGTACGGGTTCACCAGCTGCATTTATCCTTTACTGTTCTGATGAAAAAGAGAACATCTACGTCATAGGTGAGTTCTATGAAGCAGGTCACGTATCAAGTAAGCAAGCCGAGAATGCTCTTCTCCTCTTGGAGAAGTTTAAGTTAGCAGAGGCATCTGATAGACGGTTTAAAGAAGGTAAGTGGAATACGAAGTTAGAGGCTATTGCCTTTGACTGGGCTAATACATTCCCACCTGAGAATCCTGCACAACGCATTGGTGAGTACCCTGTTGAGATTTGGTGGAAGAAGGGCTTGCCTTGTGTACGTGCAGTCAAAGACCGTAAGGCTGGATGGCGTCGTGTCAAGGAATGGTTGATGGCGTCAAGGGTTGAAGGTGACAAGGTTAAGCCTAAGATACGCATAGTGCGTGACGCTTGCCCTAACCTGATACGTGAGTTAGGCAAGACTATGGCTGACCCACGAGACCCTGAAGATATTGATGGTGGTACACGTAGCGACCACGCTATTGACTCGTTTAGGTATGGATTGATGTGGCGTGAATATCCTGTTCAGTGTCCAGAGACTTCTGACATGAAAACGTGGAAACCTTTGTGGGCAGATGATGGATATGGAAGGAAAGATTACCTGTGAGATTTACAGATATTTACTTTGGTACACTCGCATTTATAGTTGCAAGTGCGTGTATGTATACTGCATATGAATTACACTGCATTCGTAGAAACATTCCTGTAAAGAAAAAACAGGATGACAAGGGATGGTACATCTGATGAGACTGCCGCTTCAGCGTAAAAGGAATAAGAATACTAGTGGGATGGACGTTATGTCTGGGCTTGTGTCCTTTGCTGAACAGAAGATTCAGGAAGAAAACCAGCCTAAGGTAATGGCTTACGAACAACGACTTGTATCAGGTATCCCTGGTGCTGCGAAGTTGAAGAACGATGAAACTATTACTGATAATAATCTTACTCTTGACCATAACTCTAATGAGTGGAAGGTATTACCTGAAGCACCAGACGAAGAAAAGATAAAGATTACCAAGTTTGTCAAAGAGCAATTTGATATTGCTTATCGTGCTAGGCAAGAGATGGAACTTGAATGGGCTATGTCAGTAGCCTTCTTTGAGGGTCGGCAATGGTTTCGTATTTCAAGTCAGACTCGTAATCTTATTCAGTTACAGAATAAGGACGAACCTAACCGTTACATCACTGTCAATAAGATGCGTCCATTGATTGATGGTGTAGTAGGCAAGCTTACGCAGGTTGGTCCAGATGCAAGGGCTGTTCCACTATCTCAGTCGCAACGTGACTTATTAGCATCTGATGAAGCAAACCATATCTGCAATCATTATAATCGTCAGTTTAGTCGTGAAACTCAGCTCAAGGAACGTGTTCGCTGGGCTTGTGTATGTGGAACGTCTTACCTGAAGATTTACTGGGATGCTAACGGTGAACAGGTTATGCCTTACTTCTCTCCTGAAACAGGTGAGATTACAGGTTATGAGAATATCCAGATTGGTGATGTACGAGAAGAGATTCTTCCAGCCTTTGACGTATTCCTAGACCCAACAGCAAAGCGTGATGCTGATGTTCGTTGGTTGATTCATGCGTCTGCAAAGCCACTGTCTTGGTTTGTAGATAACTATGGTGACACAGGTAAGTTAGTCAATCCTGACGCTATGATGGGCAACAACGCATCGTATATTGATGCTTACTTAGAGGGCGGTAACGGTTCTGGTAATGGGTGGGTTCCACCTTCTACTGCTAGGCTTGCTCAAAGTGACTCAAAAAAACGTGCTGCAATTGTTTATGAGTACTGGGAAAAACCGTCACAACAGTATCCATCAGGGCGATATATAGTTAGCACTAACTCAGTTCTACTTCACGCTGGACCTTGGCTATACAAGAAGAAGGATGAGTTCCCATTCATTCCTCTCCGATGGCAACCACGTAGTGGTACACCTTATGGACACGCACTAGGCTTTGACTTGTGTTCGCTTCAGCAGACATACAACCGAGTCTATTCACGTATGCTTGAGCAGTTTGAGCAACAGCGTGACTACGTGATGGTTCAACGATTGTCTAATGTAGGTGCTGACGCTTTCAATCATACTGGTGATGACTATTATGATGAGAGCCGTACATACAAGAAGATTTACTACAACCCCGGTGCTGCGCCTCCAGTTGTAAGTCGTGCGCCGGGTATCGGTGGTGACCTATTCCCTATGCTTCAATACATAGAGAAAGACATGATGGATATTGCTGGATTGCATGACGTATCGCAAGGTATGGCTCCTGCTGGAACACCAGCTGAGGCAGTCCAGTTGCTTCAACGTGCAGACAATACTCAACACTCTTATGTACGTGCGGACATCGAAATATCAGCCGCTAAAATCAAGGAGTGGGAGATTTCTCTCGTAGAGCAGTTTGGTGTTGCTCCATTCATTGGAAATGTTGAAGGAAGCGGTAATCCATACGACAGTATTGAGCAAGGTGTTATTACCTTTGAGCATATACGTAATGGTGGTCAATACCGCATCGTCTATGTCCCAGGCTCCAGTATGGAAGACAGCCCTGACCAGAAGCTGCAAAAGGTTTTGACTATGCGTCAGATGGGATTATTTGGTGACCCAAGCGACCCATCAACAAACAAGCTTGTAGTCAGTATGCTCAACATACCTGAGACATCAAAGATTATTCAGCACTTGAATGAGCAAGAAGAAGGTATGGCTCAACAAGCAATGATGGCACAGCAGATGGCTATGCAACAACAGTCTGTTGCTGAACAGTCTGCTAGTAAGTTTGACCCAGAGACTGCTCAGATGCAGTCACAACTGGAGATACAGAAGATACAGGCACAGGTCGCTGCAAAGACTGACGCTGACCTAGTCAAGATGCGTGAGCGTTCTCGATTGACTCAAGAGAACGATGCTGCAAAGGGTATTGTTGACATTTCTACGGAAAAAATTAAAAGTCAAACAATGCCGAACGCCAATCAATAGTTGGCAAAACCATAATTAAGGAGTACGATTAATTTGTCAGACGAGATGATGATACCTACACCCGAATCATCAACGGGTGCGTCAGACGGTTACGGCGTTGGTAACGCCATATTGGACGAAGTACGTGGAGCCGCCGTCTACGATACTTATAGCACAGAAGGCGTTAACGATGATGCTATGGTCCCAGCGGAGCAATCCGCAACTGATGATGACTTCGGTTATCTGTCAGAGCCAGTTGAAACTTCTAATGAGCCTGGACCAATCCCATACGAGCGGTTCAAGGAAGTAAACGATAAAGCTAAGTCTTATTCCGACCGTTACGAGAAGTGGGCTGATGTTATCCAGCAGTTTGAACAGCAGGGGTTCCAATCCTCAGCTGACATTCGCAAGATGCAACAGCAACAACAAGTCGAAATGCAGGAAGAGTCAATAAGGCAGCATTATCGAGAACTTCAATCTCAAGAACTTGTTGACCCTACTACTGCCCAACTGCAACTTGATGCTGAACTCCAGAAGTTCCGCTATGAACAAGCAATGCAGGAAGTTGGACAGTTTATAAGTCAGCGAGAGCGAGAACAGGCGATACAGCAGTATCCACTGGCACAAAAAGCAAGTCACTTAGTGGACAGTCTGGTTAATGTAGGTATTAAGCCTACTGATGCCGTAAAGATGGTTCACGAACAAATCCAGAGTTTACAACAATCGTTAGTGCCAGAACTTACTAAACAGGTTGTTCAAAGTCAGCGTACTCCGACTCCGCAATCTCAAGCAGGTTCGGCAGCACCAACGGTTAGTGGAAACTCACAAGCTCCTCGAAGGATGAGCTTATCGGATTTAATGGGTATTAATCGAAATAGACCAATGTAGGAAGGCTAAATAAATGGCTATTGACTTCAACGGTGCTTTGACGCTTGCGGACCAAGCAGCAATCAGCAATGACCCTCTCGTCAAAGAAATCACCAAATCTCTTCACAAAACGTGGAATGCCCTTAAGGATATTCCTCTCTACACATCACCATCGCTCAAGCAGATTGGTGTTCGTTACCTCAACTCCGGTATCCCTGCGCCAAACTGGACGGGTGTAAACTCTGAACCAGTCGCAGTAAAGGGACGCCCAAAGTCGTACGAAGAGCAGATGTACCTGATTCGCAACAAGATTCTTGTTGACCACGTACTTCTCGACCAGCCTACGAATATTATCGACCCAATCGAAGCTCAGGTACAAATCTTCCTTGAAGGTTTTGCTTATGATTTCAACGATAAATTTGTAAACAATAACCCGCTAACAGGCAATATTGACTGTTTTCCGGGTCTTGCTTATCGTATGGACAACCCTAGTGACTTTGACATTCCTTCTGAAATGTCTTTGGTTGCACCAGACGCTGCCCGTATTGATATCTCTGCTAGTACAACATCTGCTACGGCTAACGCATTCTTTGCTTACCTCCAGCAGTTGCTTGACAACATGAATTCCCCAGATGGAGATGGTGTTGTTTTGTATATGTCTGAGAAGGCAAAGCGTTCCGTTGAGTTTGCTATCCGTACTATGGGTATTGGTGCTGGTTTCGATGTCACTCGTGACTCGTTCGACCGCCCAGTTGAGAAGTACAAGAATGCAACCGTTCGTACAGTTGGTCGTAAGGCTGACGGTACTACGAGTGTAATCTCGGATACTCAGACCGCATCTGGTATTACAGGTTCCGTTGCTTCCTCCATCTATGCAGTTCGTTATGGAACTGGATATGCACAGGGATGGCAGAGTGGACCATTCAAGCCAACCTACCTTGGTCTCTCCAAGGAAAATGGCATCATGCACAACGTTGTCTTCGACTGGGGTATCGGGTTGTGGATTCCACACACTCGTGCTGTTGGTCGCTTGTTCTGCCGAGTCGCATAATAGAAAGGAAGAATAGAAATGGCACGTGATAAGAAGGCTTCCTTCAAATTTACAGCTGTAACTGGAGCAACTGCTCCTCAGATGAACCAGACTGCAACAACTGATAAGTTGGGTGCAACCATTACGGTTACAGCATCATCTGTTGCTTATCGTGGCGCATCTGATGTGTTCTCGACTCCAAACATGATTCTTGCAGCTGCTGCAGACTTTGCTTCACAGGCAGATACTGCTGCATCAGGGTCATCTGACCTTGCAGGAACAAACGGGCAGAATAGCCCACTGTTTGCAAAAGTCATTTACACAATGGGTGGAACACTTACAAACATTGGGTCTCCAGTTTGGAAAGTCGTTGCTTCTGCTGCATCTACAGTATCTGCTGGCGCACTGTCCTCGTCTCCTGTAAGTATTTCGGCTGAAGTCCCACTTCAGACTTCCGCTGGAACGTATGTTGCATACCTACCTGTATTGTCTCCTAAGCCATATTGGCAACTGCAACTTACTGGTACTGCTTCTGGTTCTGCATCTGGAGCAACAGTACAGGTAGTTATGGCTGCACTGGTCAATGGACGTGATGGCGCAGTCGGTCTCTAATTAGACTAAGGTAACAAGATGACACTAGGTGAAATCAAACAAAAGGTCAGGATGATAGGTTTGCACCACTTTGGTAGCAAGCAAGACCTTGACCCATTTGGCTTAGAATACCTAGTGTTGGAAGCTGCCAATCAGATAGCCCGTAAAACAGACTGTTTGTTTGGCAGACGTTACCTAGACTTAGAAGATGGTACAGACGAGTATTGCTCCCCTGATATGTATCGTATTAGGGGAGTATTCAAGTTAGAAGATAACGAGTACCGACGGCTACGACTGTTAGACTTTGCTGATAGGCAAGTAGACCGCTATAGGACTCAAGGTGACGCTGTTATTGACGCTTGCATACTTTATGCAACGAATAGGCTTAGGTTCCTTCCTACGCCAATCTCAAGTGTTACAAACGGCGTGATGATTGAAGGTTACTGTCAGCCTGGAATGATATGGCAGTACGATACGAACGGTAATGCTGTACCTCTGGCAGATGACCAAGAGTGTCCATTGCCAGACTCAGCACACGACTGTCTTGTTTTTAGTGTTCTTTACTCTCGTGCTATGCAGATGAAGGATGCTAATGTACTTGCTATATATAAGGCAGAATATTTAGATAGACTGGGTATGGTTGAATCTAACTCTGCTATCTATGGTCGAAGGACAGTTTAATGGCAACCCTGACTACACTTACATCAGAGGTTATTCGCCTCCTGAACGAAGCAACTAACTCCTCAGTAGGTGAAGTTGGCGATGGTTCAGGAACTGTTACGACTACGACCAATCAAACGATTGAGGTTTACCTCAACGAAGCTATTAAAGAAACGTGTAGGACTTGTATATACGTTCCAGCAAAAGGAACAGTTACTCAGTCCAATCCTATTATCAACTTGTCTAGCATTAGCCTAGACTCAACCTATGTACCAACTGACGCTTCAACGGTGAACGACGCTAGTAGTATGTGGTTTCCTCTAACTGTCCAATCTGGGCTTACAAACCTAGTCCACTGTAGTGAACCTACCCTAAGGGCATATGACCCCACGTTCGAGTCTACAGCGGCTGGTACGCCTAAGTATTGGTATCGCTCTGGTGATTACCAGATAAGGATTTATCCTGCTCCATCAGCATCCACTGTATTTACTGTTTATGGTTGTGGCACACTTGGTGATATTGGTGCTACATCTGTTACGGTTATTCCTGATGACTTGCAGTTGAGAATGTGGGCTAGTTACGCTGCCTACAAGTTGGCATTAAAGAATACGGATGACCCATCTGTTGCTCAACGTGCCTTCTGGGGAAATTGGTACAACGAGACTCGTATGAGATTGTGGTCTCAACTTGATACATTCTTGCGTATGCCAGGTTCTCCATTT